AAAGACACAACGCAATTTATCAATCAATTGCCCATGGATTACACGCCACCGCAACCGCAACCGCGCCCTGATCCGTCCGAAGCATTGACGCAAGTACAGGTTCAGGCGATCCAAGCCGATATTGAGAAGAAAGCAGCAGAGTTGGCATTGGAGCGTGAGAAAATGCTTCGCGCTGATGATCGTGAGCGCGACAGAATTGAGCAAGATGGCATCTTGCGCCGCCAAGAGATGGAATTGAAATACGGTGTGAGCCTGGCGCAAACGCAAGCCGAAATCAACGCCAAGATGGCTGTTGATCGTGAGCGTATGCAAATGGAAGCACAGCAACCCATGCAACCCATGCAATGACCAACGAAGAACGTATCCAGCGCAGCAACGAAGCAAGACGCATCTTAGAAAGCACGCTTTACCAAGAATCGTGGTCAGCCGTTAGGCAACAATTGCTTGACGATTGGGCAATGAGCGAATCGGTTGACGTTAGAGAGAAAATCTTTTCCGAATTCAAAGCACTTGAACGTGTGCAACAGTTTTTCAGCAGTGTCTTGGCAGATGGAACGCTCACGCGCGCCACGATTGATCGTATGCGCAAGCGGTCCGAATCGAAACAGGGAATCTTATGAGTGACGAATCAGTTGTTTTGGCGGATAATGCCGCCATGAGTGTGCGGGAAGCCGCACAAGCCTTTGAAGCATTGCTTGCCGAAGAAGACGGAGAACAGGCAGCGACAGAGGCGCAAGCCGAAACGGAGCCACAAGGCGACGTTGAGGCGTCAGGGGATGATGCAGTTGATTCAGACGAGCAAGGCGAAGAGTCTGATGACGTTGAAGCATCCAGCGAGTCCGAGGAAAGCGAAGAAAGCAAGCAATCCGAAGAGCCACCCACTTTCACCGTCAAAGTTGATGGTAAGGAAGAGAAGGTTCCGCTTGACGAGTTGCTCAAAGGCTATCAGCGCACCGCGGATTACACACGGAAAACACAGGCACTTGCAGAACAGCGCAAAGCCGCTGAAGCAGAGCTTGGTGCAGTCCGTGAAGAGCGTGCCACTTATGCACAGTTGCTTACTGCATTGCAACAACAATTGCAGCAGCAACAGGAATCACCCGTCGATATGGAAAAACTTTATAGGGAAGATCCAATCGAGTGGGTGCGGCAAACCGAGTTGCAGCGTCAGCGTTCAGAGAAATTGGCGGCATCACAGGCTGAACTCCAGCGCTTGAATCAGTTGCAACAGCAGGAATATCAGCGCGCAATGCAAGCTAAGTTGAGGGAAGAGGCGAATTTGTTGGTTTCTGCCATACCGGAATGGAAGAATCCAGACACGGCCAAATCCGAAAAAGCTGCATTGATTGATTTTGGCGTCAAAGAAGGCTTTTCACCCGATGATTTGAAGGGCGTTGTTGATCATCGTGTCGTAAAAGTTTTACGCAAAGCCATGATGTTTGATCAGATCATGGCGAAGCAACAAACGGTGAAAGCTAAGGTTGAAGCGCCAAAGACAAAGACTGTTGCGCCAGGTAATCCACAGGCCGCGAAGGTTCAAGTGAATGAGGTGACACGCGCCAGACAGCGCCTTGCAAAAACGGGCAACGTCCGTGACGCAGCCAAACTTTTTGAACATCTTCTTTAGGAACTATCATGACGATCGCATCAAACACCTTCCTTACTTACTCTGCAAAGGGTATTCGTGAGGATCTAAGCAATCAGATTTACAACATTTCTCCCGAAACCACGCCTTTCATGAACAATATTGGTCGCGGTGCCGCTTCCAATACGCTGTTCCAGTGGCAGACCGACGCACTTGCTGATGCAACAACCAGCAATGCAGCGCTTCAGGGTGATGATCTCACCACCTACGAAGCCGTGACGCCAACCGTTCAGTTGGGCAACTACACACAGATCAGCCGCAAGACTGTTGTTATTTCCGGCACTATGGAAGCCGTTAACAAGGCAGGACGCAAGAGCGAACTAGCCTACCAATTGGCGAAGAAGGCCGCCGAGCTAAAGCGTGACATGGAAACCATCCTGTTGGCCAACCAAGGCGCAACTGCTGGTGACTCCACAACCGCACAAAAGACTGGTTCGTTGTTGGCGTTCATCAAAACCAATACGTCGATTGGTTCGGGTGGCGGCAATCCTTCGTACACCACGCTTCCAACGGCAACGCGTTCAGATGGAACGGTTCGCACGTTTACTGAGACGATCCTCAAGAGCGTTCTTCAGCAAGTGTGGACAAGCGGCGGCGAGCCTTCGATTGTGATGACTGGTCCAGTCAACAAGCAAACCGTTAGCGGTTTCAACGGTATTGCAACGCGTTACCGTGACGTGCCGGCTGGAAAGCAGGCACAGATCATTGGCGCGGCTGACATCTACGTCGGAGACTTTGGTCAAGTCAACATCGTCCCCAACCGCTTCCAGCGTGAGCGCGACGCGTTTGTGTTGTCGCCCGACTACGCTGGCGTGCATTTCCTGCGCCCATTCCAGCAAGTTGAACTTGCAACCACGGGTGACGCTGAGAAGCGCTTGCTTTTGGCGGAATACGGCCTTGCCGTATACAACGAGAAGGCACACGGCATTGCCGCTGACTTACTCACGTCGTAATCTTGACTTAGGAAGGGGCGGGGAAACCCGCCCTTTTTTACATGGAAAAACGGATCTTTGAACAAGACGAGCTTTTAGGTATCACCCGAATCTGGCATTTTGATGAGGATACCGATACGGCTGTCATCGAGACAATCCAAAACGTCCAGCCCATTGTTGAAACCAATAAGACTGAATTCAACCAGGTCGATGAACGTGCAAGATGGTCAGGTGATGGTCATGGCGTGAAGGTCGCTTCCATTCCCATGAATTTATTTATGGAACTGGTAGGTAAAGGCATCACGCGCAATCAAACGGACTTTAAGCGCTGGCTTAATGATCCAGACAACCGACACTTTCGCACAAGACCTGGGAGGGTTTAATGACTGATAAACGGATTATTTCTGTTTGCGTTCCTGCACGCGATGAAGTGCATACGATGTTCACCTTTGACTTGGTGAATGCTGTTAGCCACCACATTGGCAACACGGGTGACATTGTGAATTTGCTGATGAGCCAAGGCACATTGCTTTGCTCGCAGCGCACCGAATTAGTCATGAACGCTATCCACGCCAATGCAGACTATCTGCTGTTTCTTGATAGCGACATGCGTTTTCCGGCTGACACCATTGCGCGCCTACTGGCCCATGGCGAATGCGTTGTGGCGGCAAACTGCGCCAGGCGCAGAATGCCAACCGGCCCCACGGCTGGCAATTACGATAAAGCAACAGGAAGAAAAGTATTGCGTTACTCGATGCCCGAAGATACAGGTTTGGAGCAAGTTGACATGGTTGGCACTGGTGTGATGCTGGTGGACATCAACGTTTTCAAAGTGATTGATATGCCGTGGTTTGCAACGCCATGGGACACAGCGGCAAAAGGTTACATGGGCGAAGATGTCTATTTCTGCAAGCTGTTGCGAGAGAACGGCATTCCGTTGTATATTGATCATGACCTGTCCAAGCAAATTGGACACATCGGAACCTTTGAGTATAAGCACGAGCATACTTGGGCACTCCGACCGATGGAAGATGAGCGCAGAAAAGCAGCGGGCGCTCCGGTCGAAACTCAAAAGGTGGCTTGATGGCACTCGACACATTCAGCGGACTTAAATCAAGCATTGCGGATTGGATTAACCGCGATGACTTAACGTCCGTCATTCCATCGTTCATTGTTTTGGCGGAAGCAACGTTTAACCGCACGATCCGCACACGCGATATGGTGCAGCGCGCAACCGCATCACTCGATACGCAGTACACGGAACTGCCAGCCGATTTCCTGCAAATGATCAACATTCAGTTGAACACAGCAACGCCCATGAAGCTGTCATTTGTGAGCAACGAGCAAGCCGACGATTTGCGATCCACTTACTTTGCAGCCGCCAACGAACCCAAGTATTACTCGATTGTCGGCCAAACGTTTGAAGTGATCCCTTCGCCTGGTGGCGAGTACACCGTCGAAATGTCGTACTACAAAAAGATTCCGGCGCTTTCGGATAGCAATACAAGCAACTGGTTGCTTGCGAAATCGCCAGCCATGTATCTATATGGCGCATTGGTTCAGAGCGCACCTTACTTGCGCGATGATGACCGCATCACTACCTGGGGCACCTTATATAAGGAAGCCTTCAACGATCTAATGCTTGAAGAGCAAAGGTCAAACTTTAGCGGCACCACGCCGCGCATGAGAGCAAGGAGTTATTGATATGGCGGGTTCATTTTCAGATTACCTTGAAGATAAAGTGATGAAGCATGTGTTCACCAACACGTCTTACACATCACCATCTTCGCTTTACGTTGGCCTTTTCACCGTTGCACCAACGGATGCCGGTGGCGGCACGGAAGTATCTGGTAACGCTTACGCACGCACCGCGGTTACATTCAGTGTAAGCGGTACGTCACCAACGTCGGCAAGCAACTCGGCTAACGTTGAATTTCCCACGGCAACGGGTTCATGGGGTACGGTTGTGGCGGCAGCTATTTTCGACGCCAGCACATCAGGCAATATGTTGTCATGGGCCGATCTCACAACGTCCAAAGCCGTTGGTAATGGTGACGTATTCCGTTTCGCAACAGGCAACTTAGCCGTTACGCTTTCGTAAGTAAATGGCGCTGAACTATGGTTCCGGTTTATACGGCAGTGGCAAATGGGGAACCGATGCCAGTGTTGACAACTATGGTTCAGCCACTTATGGCACAGGAAAGTATTCCGCACCTGATCAGAATTATGTTGAAGGCAATGCAACTGCCGCTTCCACATCAACCATGGAAGCGTCTGGCGATAAGACGCCAGGAAGCGGTAGCAATTACGGATTCGGCAATTACGGTTCTGGAAGCTACTCAGGAACGTCCGTTATTTATGTCGACGGGCAAGCAAGTGCAGCGTCCGAGTCAGCCGTTAGCGCGGTTGCAAGCATTCTATTTAGCGTTAGCGCAACCGCTGCAAGCGATTCAAGCCAAACGGCTGATGCACAAGTTGACCGAAACGCGCAAGCCACATCAGCAAGCGAAAGCAATGCAAGTGCATTGGGTTCGATTGTTCAGGATGGCGCAGCAACCGCGGCAAGTGTTTCAACGGTTACGGCAACGGGCGAAGGCTTGGTGGATGGAGCTGCCACCGCTGCAAGTACAAGCGCGGTATCCGCAAACGGTGACAGATTCCTGGGCGGGATTGCCACTGCCGCATCAGAAAGTGAAGTTACCGCAAACGCTGAAACATTCTCAAGCGGCCAGGCAACAGCCGCCGCGGAATCCTCTGCAACGGCTCAGGCCGATGTTGACATTGGTAACTCAGCATTTGCCGAAGCCGAATCAAGCGTTACAGCTGATCCCACAACAACTTGGTGGGCACAAGCGACGGTTATCAGCACGACAAGCATGTCAGCTAATGGCGGTTTGAAATGGGAACCCGTTGCACCTGTTACCACCACCTGGACAAACATCACAGATCCGTCCAACACATGGACGCCAATCAATTCACCATGGCGGGATGCCGCATAACGAGGTAAATCATGGCCGATACAACAACCAGTAACCTTTCACTTACCAAGCCTGAAGTTGGCGCGTCAACTGACACATGGGGTTACAAACTCAACACGAATATGGATACGCTCGACGCGTTGTTCGCGGCAGCGGGCAGCGGTACAAGCGTTGGCTTAAACGTCGGATCAGGTAAGACGCTTGCGCTTGGCGGGAACATGACGGGCGCAGGAACGATCAACGGTGTGTCAATTGGTCAAACCGTTGCTGGTGCCGGTGCATTCACAACGCTTACCGCATCAGGAAATGTAACGCTTGGCGATTCGACAACGGACGCCATAACAGCGTCAGGGAAGATGGTTATCAAACCCGTGGTTGAAACGGCAAACGTTGCTGCAACCGCGGCAACCGGAACGGTTAACGTTGACCTTACCGAGCGCGCTGTTAACTACTACACATCAAACGCTTCCGCCAACTGGACGTTTAACTTTCGTGGCGATGCGGCGACAACGTTGAACAACTTTATTACCACAGGCCAATCTATCACTTGCGCGTTTCTCGTGACGAATGGCCCAACTGGGTACTACCCAACCGGGTTTCAGGTTGATAGCACAACGACTAACGTTAGCGTCAAATGGCAGCAGGGAACGGCACCATCAGCGGGCAATACAACATCCATTGACGCTTATGTGTTCAGTATTATCAAAACGGCTGCAAGCACTTACACGATCCTTGCATCCCAAACGAAGTTTGCGTAAGGAGCAGCGAATATGCCTGTTCTTTCAACACTTGGCGCGGCCATTGCTAACGTTTATGGGTTCACGTCCGGCCTGATCAAAGATCAGTACTTCAACCTTGTCTCGCTCCTCCTCCCAGGCAACGGCACTAACGGCGCACAGAACAATACGTTCTTAGACTCTGGTACGGCTAACAGCGGTTCAGGCTTCACCATCACCCGCAACGGCAACACAACGCAAGGCACGTTCTCTCCGTTCAGCCAGACGGGGTGGGGGAATTATTTTAATGGTTCTAGTTATTTGCAGGTAGCAAGTAACGCAGCGTTTGCTTTGGGTACAGGCGATTTCTCAATAGAATTTTGGTTTTATCCAACGGTAGCGGCAACCCAAAGAAATATAAGTTTTCCAACTGCTAATGCTCCAATCCTTAACATGACTTCATCAAGGACATTAGAATTCGGAAATTATGGGATTAGCACTATTGCAACAACATCAAACACACTTACCCTTAACGCATGGAATTTTTGTGCGGCCAGTAGGGTATCTGGAACCCTAAGGCTTTTTATCAATGGAGTTCAAGGAGCTTCTGTATCTGACTCAACAAATTTTGTGCAAAGTCTTGTAAATATAGGTACGGACACAGGGGGTATTTTTGCAACAGGATACATGGCAGATGTTCGTATCGTAAAAGGGTCTGGATTTACAACATCAACAGTCCCAACGGCGCCGCTAACAGCAATCTCAGGAACTTCACTACTAACCTGTCAATCTAACCGTTTCCGTGATGCCAGCGGTAATGGTTTTACGATTACCACTTCAGGCTCACCCCAAGTAACCCCCTTCTCCCCCTTCGCCCCTACACAGTCCTACTCAGCATCAGCAGTGGGTGGTAGCGGGTACTTTGATGGGACGGGGGATTATTTGACTTGGACAGGAACGGCGGCGGGTTCGGGAGCTTTTTCCTATGAGTTTTGGATTTACAGCACTAATGGGTTTGGGACATTTCGAGCACCACTAGGAGTTATAGCCACGTCTGGGTATAACAGTGCCCTTGATTGCCGTATGTCAGGAACTACGATCACTGCCGGTCAGTACAACGTCACCAACAACAATTTCACTGTTGAATCGTTACAAGCGAATACGTGGTATCACGTTGTTATTTGCAGAAACGCATCAAATCAAATGACGGTGTTCTTAAACGGGCAAAGATCATCTACTGGGGCCTTAACGATATCAACAAACTTTAGTGGATTGACATCCGCTATCGGTAGACTAGACCCATCAAATGGAGGGGACGTTACTGGATATATCACTAATGTTCGTTTGATAACAGGATCAACGCCTTACGATCCAACACAAACAACCATTACAGTCCCCACAGCACCACTCACCGCAATCACCAACACATCCCTCCTCCTCAACTTCACCAACGCTGGTGTTGTCGATGCCACTGCCAAGAATGTGCTGGAGACTGTTGGGAATGCTCAGATCAGCACAACACAGAGCAAGTGGGGTGGTGGGTCGATGCGTTTCCCACAAAGCGGTACAAACGATTACTTGTACAAGCCTTACGATGTATTGCTTAACCGGTTAAGCGGCAACTTCACGATGGAGTGCTGGATATATCCAACAGCGGCAGGCACACAAATGATTTTTGCTGGATCACTTAGTGCTGCCGGTAGCGATAATTGGTTATGGGAAATTACATCTGCCAGTAAACTATCGTTTACGTTTAGCATTGGCGGATCATCTGTCACCGCAACATCTACTGCTAGCATTTCCCAAAACACTTGGACGTATGTTGCTGTTGTAAGAAATGGTGGAACTCTTACGCAATACATCAACGGCTCTTCCGATGGAACAGCAAGCCCAACAGCGGGAGCCTACAGAAATGCTTCTTTTGGTTTTGCTATAGGCAGGGGTGGTGATTACAACGCCTCTTATTACACTGGCTACATTGATGATTTCCGCATAACGATTGGTCAGGCTAGAACCATCACCACACCAACAGCACCCTTCCCAGTCCAGTGAGGTAACACATGCTCTACAGTAAAAACGGAAGTATTCCCAAACCTGAGACTGACGGCACAGAGGGCTGGGTACAAGTGCCTGATGCACCGGACTGCCCTGAAGGTATGGAAGTCATCTGGTGGTCGCATGAGTGGGTTGTACGGCCACCAAAGCCAGCAGACATGGCAGGTTACCAGTGGAACTGGAACCACTCTGACAAGACATGGGTTGAGGGTAAATATGCAACAACGGTGGATGAGGTTGTAACTGTTGAAATCATTGCCGCTGATTTGATAGGCGGCGATTCGCTTGGAGCGTAAACCGTGGAACCAAACGCCAAAGACGTGGAGGCTAAATTGTCAACGCATGAAGCAGTGTGCGCTGAACGTTACGCGGGCATCAACGCCCGCTTAAAGCGTTTGGAGCAAATCCTTATCGCAAGCGCAGGTGCCATTATCCTGTTGCTGATCAATACAACGTTTAAGTTGCACTGATATGTTTGACCTGTTATCCGGTGGGCTTCTTGGTTCGATCTTTGGCGGCCTATTCAGACTCGCGCCAGAGATCCTAAAGTTCATGGATAAGAAGAATGAACGGCAGCACGAACTGAATATGTTTCAACTCCAAACCGATTTGGAGAAGATGCGCGGTCAGTTCAAGATGGAAGAGAAATACGTTGACCATTCCATTGCGCAACTCGATACGATCAAGGCCGCATTTGAAGAGCAAGCCGAAACCGCTAAGTCCGCTGGATGGTTCGTGGCGGCCATATCTGCGCTAGTGCGTCCCGGTATCACCTGGTCGCTTTTCTTTATGTACGCAGCCGTGAAGGTTGCCGCCATATACCTAGCGTTTGAATCGCAAGCGAGTTGGCAGGACGTGTTAAACCAATCATGGGACTCGGATGACTTTGGCCTTTTCACCATGTGCGTGTCATTCTGGTTTGTTGGCCGATCCATTGAGAAGTACCAGAAACAATGAAAGAGGCCATCAAGATCGCCAAAGACTTATTGGTGGTTCCGTTTGAGGGCTGCGCTAAGGTATTGCCAGACGGTATGGTTGCCGCGTATCCCGATCCAGGTTCCAATGGCGATCCTTACACGATAGGTTTTGGGACAACAGGCCCAGACGTAACGCCAACAACCGTTTGGTCGATGGCGGAATGCGAGAAACGCTTAGAGGCTCACCTAATTCACTTTACATTAGGACTTATCAAACTATCACCGAGGCTTGTTTCCGCCGCGCCACGCCGATTCGCAGCTGTCCTGTCGTGGGCATACAATTGCGGGTTAGGGAACTATCGGGTCTCAACGTTTAAGCGACGCATCGACGCAGGCGATTGGGCAGGTGCGCGCGAGGAGTGCGTGAAGTGGAACAAGGCACGCGGACGTGTGATGCGTGGTTTAACGCGTAGGCGTGAAGCTGAAGCACTTATGATGAGATAAACATGCTTGCACCGCTAAAAATACCACCAGGCGTATACCGGAACGGCACCAATTACCAGGCGGCGGGTAGGTATTGGGACGCCAATCTGGTTAGGTGGTACGAGGGAACCATGCGGCCTGTTGGCGGGTGGGTGAAAGCGTCAGGCGATACGTTTACAGGTTCAGCGCGTGGCATGTTCAGTTGGCGGGATAACGATTATGACCGTTGGCTTGCCGTAGGAACGCACTCCAGACTTTACGTTTGGAATGGCGGAAACTTTTACAACATCACGCCATCCGGCTATACAACTGGAAGATCATCATCGTTTACGGGTTACGGTTACGGCGCAGCCAATTACGGCGCATCCACTTACGGAACCAAGCGAAGCGTTGGCGCGGAGCTCGATGCCACAACCTGGTCGCTTGATAACTGGGGCGAGTATCTTGTGGCGTGTGCCAATTCAGACGGGAAACTTTACGAGTGGCAAAACAACGTTGGATCGCTTGCCGCTGTCATCACAAACGCGCCAACCGATAACACGGCACTCATTGTCACGCCAGAGCGATATATGTTTGCTTTGGGCGCTGGCGGTAACCCGCGTTTAGTGCAATGGTCAGATCAAGAGGACAACACGGTTTGGACGCCATCAGGAACGAATACCGCGGGATCGTTAGAGCTACAGACTAACGGTCGCATCTTGGCGGCAAAGCGCGTTCGCGGGCAAGTGTTAATTCTTACCGAGACTGATGCTCACGTGATGAATTACCTAGGGCCGCCATTGGTTTATGGTCAGGAAAAAGTGGGTTCGTTTTGCGGTTTGATTGGCCCGCAAGCCGTTGCCGTGATTGAGGGTGGCGCGGTATGGATGAGCGATAAATCGTTTTTCTTATTCAACGGCCAGCTGCAACCATTACCTTGCTCAGTTGGCGATTATGTGTTTACGGACATCAACCTTGATCAAGTGGCGAAGATTTACTCAGGCCACAATTCAGCGTTTGGTGAAGTGTGGTGGTTCTACCCGTCAGCCGATAGCAATGAATGTGATCGGTACATCATTTGGAATTACCGCGAGAACCATTGGTCAATTGGCGCGTTAGCCCGCACATGCTGGACGGATTCAGGCGTATTCACAAATCCTTTGGCGGTTGGCACGGATGGTTATCTGTACGAGCACGAAAACGGATGGACGGATAACGGAACTCCTATCACGTCAACGCGTTACGCGGAATCAGGCCCGGTTGAACTGTCAACGGGTGATCGATTTATGGCAGTGCGGCAAATATTGCCGGATGAAAAGTCACAAGGTCAAGTGAAGTTGACGTTTTACACGAAACCAACACCGGAATCATCAAGCACAACTTATGGCCCCTATACCATGCAACCGTACACGAATGCACGGTTCACAGGCCGCCAAGTAGCAATGCGCGTGGTTGGTAATGCTGATGCTGATTGGCGTGTTGGCACGATCCGTTTGGACGCTGTACCAGGTAGCGGGCGATGAGATTACCGACGCCGCCAAATACTTATTCGCAACCGCTTGAGCGTGAACGCAACCGCGCTTTGGAAAGTGCTGATGCGTTGAACCTGAAAAAGTTGCAAGACGTTGAGTTTGTGGAGGGCATGCGGTTGATCCTTCGCTCGCCAAACGGAACGCGGTATAGCATCACGGTTAATAATTCTGGCGTCATCAGTGCAACGTCGATCTAGAGGTAGACATGGCAACGAAACAAGACATACAGGCTTTGTACCAGCAAGCACTCAACAGAGCGCCGCGTGACGATGAGGTTAATTGGTGGCTCATGTCCGCCAACAACGAAAAGTGGACGCCAGCACAGTTGCGTAGTGCGTTTTTACGTGACGCAATACCTGAGCTTTACACGTCAGTCTTGGGACGCGCACCGCAACCCAATGAAACCGCATACTGGGATTGGGCGCAAAACGAGTTAGCAAGCCCAGAAAAACTGCGCACCGAGTTTTTACGTTCAGCGCAATCAGAGATTGATATTAACGCGGCGCGTCAACCGGGCGCTAAACGTACAACGCAAGGCATTACCCAGACAGGTTTGGCGGAACGGACTTATACGCCATACGCTGGCGATTACACGCGTTACGGTTTTGGGCCTGAAGGTTTACTGTTCACCAACACGGGCAAAGTAACGCCCTATGTACTGCCATCCGGTGATAAGTGGCGGCCAGCCGTTGAGCCAGCCGAGACGCAGCCAAAGGATCAGAGCAAACAAATTAACGATCAGAATGTAAAGGATGCAGCCAAAGACACGGTAAAAGTAGGGCAGGACATTAAGCAATCTGTTGACCAAGGAGCAATTAATCAGCAACTTGTAACCACTGGCGGAACAAGCACATCAACCACTACTGGCGGCAACACGGGTTTGCTCGAAATGGGCAAGGATAATTTCATTGATGATCGTTCCACTTTACTGCCTGGTGGATCGGTAACGGATAGCCTTTTGAATGTTCCGACGCAACCCGTTGTCAATCCTTACGATCAACAAGTTACGGCTTGGTACCAAGGTTTACTTGGGCGCGCACCAACGCAAGCCGATCTGAATTACTGGGGCGGTGAACTCGCCAAAGGTATTGATGCTGGCGCGATTCAGGAATCCATTGGCACATCACCAGAAGCGTTGCTAAATCGCACTTACCGCATGTCGCTTGGAAGGATGCCAACGCAAGCCGATTATGGTTACTGGCTTGGCGAGTACAACAAAGGCGTACCGCTGTCAGATATTCGCCAGTCAATTAGCGCATCACCCGAAGCGCAGCTATTTTCAAGCTACAACCAGGCCGCGCAGAATATGACTTTGCAGCCATATAACTACTATCTTGGGCAACTTGGGAGTGGTACGCCGCTGCAAGGTCTTTTATCCAGTTTCACGCCACAAGCCGCAAACAATGGATTGCTTTCCATTCAATGACAAAGTTTGACCTTCAGCACTGGGAGCGATGCAAGCCTTACCTCGAGGCGGCATTGCTTCACGCTGGACAAACGCATACCATTGAAGATATTGCAAAGGCCGTGACAAACAAGCAAATGCAGTTTTGGCCCGGTTCGCAATCCGCTGTCATTACTGAGATTCAAGTTTATCCGCAAAGCAAGGCATGTCACTACTTCCTTGCTGGCGGAAACATCGAAGAACTCGCCGCAATGCGTCCCGTTATTGAGAAATGGGCGCTATCCATAGGATGTAATCGCGTCACGCTAGCGGGTCGTCGCGGATGGATCAAATCGTTTCTGGCGGACGAAGGTTATCAAGAGAAGTGGACTGTCATGTCCAAGGAGTTATCACTATGAGCAAAGGCGGCGGCGGAAGTTCGTCAACATACACACCCGATCCAGAGTTTAAGCAAGCTGCGCTGCAAAACTATGCGTTTGCGCAACAGGTAGCGCAGCAACCCTATCAAGCCTATGGCGGGCCAAGGATTGCGGGATTCACGCAACCGCAACAAGAGGCAATGGCCGCCATCAGAGAATCGCCATTAAGTCTTGGCGAATCCATGGCTAATTTTTACAACCCGTATAACCAGCAAGTTATCCAAAACACGCTTGGCAACATTGAAACGCAACGACTGATGCAACAGCAACAGTCACGCGCTGCCGCGGCAAAAGCTGGCGCGTATGGCGGAACTCGCCAAGCAGTACAGGAAGCACTGCAACAGCAAGCCGCATTGCAAACAGGCGCGCAGGCCGCGGCACAACTTGCGCAGCAAGGGTTTGGGCAGGCCGCCGCGCTCGGTGCGCAGGACATTGGTTTACGCCAACAAGCCGCGGCGGGATTACAAGGTATTGGTGCGCAGCAACAAGCCATGAACCAAGCCAATTTGGATTTGGCGTACCAAGACTTTTTGCGCCAACAGAATTACCCGTTGCAGCAGTTGCAGATCCTTCAACAAGGTCTTACGCAAATGCCATCAGGTGGTACGCAACAAACGACACAAAACCTTTCCGGCGCTCAACAGTTTGGGCAGGGATTAAGCAATGTTGCGGCACTCGCTTACTTGTTTTCCGACAAGCGCATGAAGGAAAACATCGCCAAGATGAAGTCACCACTTGCATCGCTTGGCGAACTCAGTGGTTACGAGTACGAATACAAGGGTTCGGATATGCCAACGGGTGGCGTGATGGCGCAAGATGTTGAGCGCGTTATGCCGCACGCGGTAGCCAAAGCGGATAACGGCATGAAGATGGTGAACTATCCAGAGGTAACGGGTTTGCTGGTTGAGGCTGTCAAGGAACTTGATCGCCGCACAAGGGGTTAAACATGGCACTTTTAGACTTTCTGTTTGGCGGGCCTTCATACAGCACGGTTCCGAATTCACCTGAATCCGCCATGCAAGGCGCATCGCCTAATATCTTGCAACGCTTTGGCACAGGTCTTGATCGTGCAACCATGATCCCTGGTTTGCCAACGCCAGCCATGGATGAAGAAGAGCGTATGCGTCAACGATGGATGACGCTTGCAAACATTGGATCTTCGTTAGCGCGTGGCGGCACTGCCGCCGAAGGGTTGCAACAGGCAAGACAGCAAGCGTTGCAACAACAGATTCTTGGCGCGCAGTTTCAACAAATGCAGCGCAATCAGCAACAAGAGCAAGCATTCCGCCAAGCGATCCAAGGCCCAACACAGGCGCAAAAATTTGCCGCTGGTCAACAAGCGCTTGCACAGGGTGGCGGACCAACGCAAGCCGCGGCAGCGGCGCAAGAATCAGCGATGGCGCAACAACCTTTTGCGAATCTAACAAAAGAGCAACGCGCTTTGATTGCTTCAATGCCTTATGAAAAGGGCGTGGAGTATGCCGCCAAGCTAGCCGAAGAAGAATTTGGATCGCCGCAATCAGGCATTATTGGCGGTCAACCATCAACTTACGTTGTGAGTAAGCGCGGCAACATTCGCGTTCTTGACGTTAAGCCAACGCCGGATCAGACGCAAGTTGATACAGGCGCGGAAATCTTGATCATGGATAAAGGCACAGGGACCATTGTTCAGAGGATACCAAAAGCCATTGGACCTGCTGACCTTAAACGACTTGGGTTTGAAGAAGAACGCATTGGACTTGAAAAACAACGCGTTGGCCTTGAGCGCGCAGGACTTGGCCTTCGCCAGCAAGAATTTAACCGCGGTAATTATCAGATCAAAGAAACGGAACAGGGCTTGCAGTATGTCCCTGTTATGCCAGGCGGAGCAGCGCTACCCGTTACAACGCCAACCGGAGAAATTGTTAAGGGTGGCGGAACAAAACCCACTGAAGGACAGTTAAACGCCGCTGGCTATGCAAGCCGCATGATTGAAGCCGAAAGCATTATCGGCCAAGCGCCATCACAAGCGCAGCGCGCAGGAACTATTGCAACCGCGGTTGGCGCAATTCCGCTTGTTGGTGGCGTTGCAGAGCGATCATTGATGACGCCAGCGCAACAACAAGTGCGCCAGGCGCAAGAAGACTGGGTGCGCTCAAAACTTCGTAAGGAATCAGGCGCCGTGATTGGCGATGAAGAGATGGCGCGTGAAATAAAAACTTATTTCCCGCAAATCGGTGATTCGCCAGAAGTGATTGCTCAAAAGTCACGCTCAAGACAGATTGCAATTAACGCCATGAAAACATCCGCTGGCAATGCTATGTCACAGGTTCAAGCCGTTCCGCCACAAGCGCCACCGTCATCAGGAAAGCGCTATAAGTGGGAGAACGGGCGTTTGGTGGAGTATTGATCATGGCAAAAACCGTTGAAATCCCAAACATTGGATCGGTTGATTTTCCTGATGACATGGCCAATCAAGACATTGAAAAGGCCATTCGCCAAATAATCGTTGATCGCTCTCCAGTACAACAAGCACTTCAACAGTCTAGGCAAGCGCAACAAGTTTCACCGCCATCGGCTGGCGGCATTGGAAGGCAGTTAGGACTTACAGCAAGAGCCGCCATCACGGGTGCCGCATCACTGCCAACCATGTTTGCAGATCCTTTGGTGGCGCTAATGAATGCAGCGGCAGGGCGCCAAATTGCTACACCGCCATCGCAATCACTTCAAGGATTGCTTACAGCGGCAGGACTGCCGGAGGCAGAAACGCCGCAAGAGCGCATATCGCAAGACGTTGCGCAAGCACTTACTGGCACAGGCGCGCTTGCCGGTGGCGCTCGCTTGGCATCGCAAGCCGTGACATCACCCGTTTCAAGGGAAGTATTAAGGACGCTTGCGACAGACCCGCGAACGCAAGCCATTGCCGCTGGCACAGGCGCCACTGCCGCTAGTCTAGGGCGCGAAGAAGGGCTTGGACCTTTGGCGCAACTAGGCCTTGGCGTTATTGGTTCCGTTGCACCAGGTACAGCGCCAATCGTTGGAAGAAACGTTGCGCAGCGTGCAAGGCAAGTTGTATCGCCATTCACGCAAGAAGGTAGAGAAGTGATTGCCGGTCAAGTGTTGCAACGTGCCGCCACCAATCCTGAGCGCGCACAACAAGCGCTTTTGCGTGCGCAAGAGTATGTGCCTGGCTCACGCCCCATGACTGCTGAAGCGTCCATGGACCCTGGCTTGATGGCGCTGCAAAACCCATTAGCAATGGCGCTTGATGTCCAAAACTTAATTGGTCAACGCATATCAGAAAGCAATGCAGCAAGAATGCAGTTGCTAAACCGTTTATCTGGCGGTGGGCCGGAGGCAATCGCCGCGGCGGAAGCCAAACGTTCAGCGGTTACAGCGCCCATGCGTGAAGCGGCATTCGCCAAATCACTGAATGAATTTGGACCTGTTGCAACGACACCCATTACTGCTGCCGTTAAGAATGTACTGTCTGGCGCAACAGGTAATCGCCAACCCGTTGAAAAAGCCATGACATGGTTACGCGGACGCATTGAGAATGCTGGCGATACGCCAGAGCGCATTTACAACGTCCGCAAAGACATTAATGACGCCATATCAGGTGCGCTTGAAAAGTCTGATCCTGGCTTGCGTTTGGCGTCACGCGAATTGATTGCAGTGCGTGATGTTTTGGATGATGTGCTTGAGTCAGCATCGCCAGGATTTAAGGATTACTTGTCGCAATACGCCAAGATGAGTAGGCCCATTGACCAAATGCGTGTGTTGCAAGAAGTTAAAGCGCGCTCAACTATGGCGGCTCCAGACGCAACGACGGGCATGGATATATTCAGCCAGGCCAAGTTACGCCAACAGTTAAGATCACGCGCCGAAGAGCTTAACAAGACACTCTCAGAGTCACAGGCAAGGCAGGTTGACGATTTGATGCGCGATCTTGATCGTTCAGCATCCATCACATCAGCAGTGGCGCAAAGACCTGGAAGCGATACATTCAAAAACTTTTCAACCGCCAACTTGATTGGCGCTGTTTTCTCTGACGCGTTGGCGTCCAACACAACGCTTCGCACGCTGGCGCGTCCACTTGATTTTCTTTACAAACTACCTGATGAGCAAATTTCACGCTTGATGGTTGAAGCAATGCTTGATCCAAAGTTGGCGGCTCAAATGATGCAGAAAGCCACCACGATGAGCATCAAACCCGTTGCAACGCAATTGCGCAGAAAAGCGCGTGAAATTGGTCTTGCGCCATACCTTGGTATTGGTGTAGAGTAGAAACCGGAACTCCCTCCTGTTGGTTCTTCGACCCGCCGCTCGCGGGTCTTTTTTTTGCCGTTCGTCGGAAAAAGGTGGACACTTTCCGTTTTAAGGTGATAAATGGAAAGTTATGAAAAAACTCATTGTTGGAATTGATCCTGGTATCAGCGGTGGCATTGCCACGCTGGACGGTAAAAAACTTGTCGATGTGATTGACATGCCATTGGTGCAGCGCCAAGTTGGAAAGGCAGTCAAAAACTTTGTGTCGCCACACGAGCTACACACACATTTGGCGGCATTAACGATTGAGCATGACGTGACTGCTTACATTGAACAAGTGTCCGCCATGCCTGGCCAAGGTGTCGTTTCGATGTTTAGTTTTGGAAGGTCGCTTGGAAACATCGAGGGCGTGCTTGCATCTTTGCAGATTCCTTATCACTTTGTGCAGCCGCTAACCTGGCAGCGCAAGGTGCGCCTTACAGGCGGCAAGGATGGCGCAAGGGCATTAGCGCAACAAATGTTTCCGCAACACGCGTCGGCGTTCTCGCGCAAAAAGGATGATGGGCGCGCTGATGCCGCTTTGATTGGTCTTTATGGAGTTATGGATGAGCACACAAGAGATTGAAAACCTAAAAGAGTTGTTGCGATACACACGCCAATTGGCGGCTGAATCGGATAACAAGTTGCGCGTTGCGCGTCAATTCATTGGCCACCTAACGAGTCCTGATGACTATGGTTACGCCATCAGCGATGAAGTGAAGCGTGCAGCGTTGGCAACGCTTGAGAAGATTCGATGAAGCGCGTTTTGGTTATTGGGTCGGAAGGTTATGTTGGCAGTCAGTTAGTTGCTAACATCGCCGGCGAAGTCAATGTTGTTGCGTGCGATCTGAAGACGGGCATGGATTACTTGGACATGCAAACGTCAGTGCTTGCAGCGTTTGATGAGATCTTGTTCTTCGCCGGAACGTCAAACGTTGCTGACGCCAAGATGGAACCGTTACGCGCCATCGCAGAAAACGTTGTATTTCCACTAAGCCTTCTTGAGCGCATCAAACCGCACACGCGCTTGATCTACGCTTCAACGGGTTCGTTATTGTCAAAACGCGACACATCGCCAAGTGTAATTGCTGATGAGCAGCGCGAAAACGCTTATGACGCTTCCAAGTTGTCATTCGACTTGGTGGCGAAATACATGGGAAAGCGTGTTGTTGGTTTACGGATGGGAACGGTCAGCGGTTGGTCGCCAAGGATGCGATGGCATTTGATCTTCAATGCGATGAACCGTTCAGCTATAGAACAAGGTGTTGTGCGCGTTACGAATCCAAGCGCCATGCGAAGCATCTTATTTCATGACGATTTGGCGGATCGCATCTTAGAAATCATGGATGACGATCAGGTGCAGGGGTTGATTCCTGTTGCCTCTTATTCACTCACTATTGGCGAGCTTGCCCATGAGGTTGCACATGCTCACAAAGTCCCAGTGGCATTTGGCGAGGATGATGGCACTTATTCGTTCTCGCTCCCGACAATTCCGCAGTTGTTCTCACTTGCAGAGCGATGCGAACACTTCAAACGAGCCTATGAAACGAATTACTGAATGCCTTGTTTGCCAGTCACGCGATATGAAAACTATCTTTGACCTTGGCGATCAACCACCGGCAAACGCTTTGCAAGACCACCCAAACACATTCATTCAATGCGCGCAGTTGGCAGCGCAAATGTGCAAAGACTGTACGCACGTTATGCAGAAAGTTGCTTACGACGCCAAAGCGCTGTTTGACAAATACTTGTACGTTAGTGGCACGAGCAATACGCTCAACGAATACTTTGATTGGTTCGCTAGTAACGTGGCGCGTCACTATGAAGATCAAGCTATCTTAGAGATAGCATCAAATGATGGAACGTTACTAAGAAAACTTAAAGACCGAGGTTGCAAGTACGTCGAAGGTGTAGAGCCTGCCAAGAACCTGGTGGCGCAGTCAGCCGCCAAGGGTGTATATGTCACGCAAGACTATTGGCCATTCGATACAGGCAATCAAAAGTACGGCGTGATTATCGCCATGAACGTGTTGGCGCATAACGATAAGCCGATTGACTTCTTAAAAGGCATTCATGATGCGCTTGAAGATGATGGTGTGGCGTTCATTCAAGTAAGCCAAATGCACATGCTGGAAAACGGCGAATACGATACGATTTATCACGAACATTTTTCATTCTTCACCATCACTTCGTTCAACATTGCCTGCTCGCACGCCAACATGCGTGTGGCGTGGACGCAATGCGTTAGCGTTCATGGCGGATCAATGCTTGCCGCGGTATGCAAGCGCGATGCTTATCCAGACCCAGAGCGCTTCGAGGAAGGGCGCTGGAATGTAGGAAGCATCAAGCGTTATTCATTTGCTGACGGTGCGCGTTTCACGGATGCCGTGACGCGCAATATTCAATCCATGCGATCAATCATCAAACAGGCCAAGCGTGATGGCTATATCGTGGTGATGGTTGGGTGTGCCGCCAAAGCCGTGACGTTGATGCAAGCCGTTAATGATGATCCTCACGTCATTGTGGATGAATCGCCCATGAAGATTGGCAAATTTCTGCCGAACTCCACGCAACAAATCATTCCTTTAAACAACGTAGCACAGTTGCGCGAAAAGTGTTTGTTCATTATCGGCGCATGGAATTTCAAAGCCGAACTCATACGAAAGTTGCAAATGCTGCGCAACTTTGAAGATTATGATTCAGTTGTTACGCCGTTTCCACAAACCTATAAGGAACCGCTTTATGGATGAATTCACGATTGATGATCAACAACCCGAAGCGCCAAAGAAACGCGCCAAGACGGTTAGTGATCTTGAGAGCAAGTATTCACATGCGCTTGAAGATTTGAACGATTGCATTGAAACGCTCAAAGGTTTGGAGCAATACGGGCGATTTCAAGATGCCGTAGTGCGAAGGCGCGCCATTGAGTGTTTGCGACGCATTGGGCATTGGCCAGCATGAAGATCATTGTTTCAACAACAGGAAGCCAGTCGCTTCACGTCATGAAAAGCAGCGTGTTTCACTACGCCAAGGGCGTACAGATCTGCATCTTCCAAGGCGTCCATGGGAACTTTGGCGATGACTACAACGCAGCGATTGACGCATTTGCTGGTGACGATGAAGGGTTTATTGTCGCCAACGATGACATCGTGCTGACTCCAACAACGATGGCGTTAATACTCGATGACGTTCAAGCACTGAAAAAGGTTTGCAAGAACCTTGGTTTCGTGGCGGCAAGAAGTGATTTTGTTCGTCCGCCACAAAACATCCGAGTGCCACGAAACGAGGGTGACGGTATTGAGATGTGCCGTTGGAAGAGTGAAGACGCCATCAAACCCGTGGATGTGATCAGCCCGATCTTTGCTTACTTATCAGCTAAAGCGTTTGCCGAGTGCCGTTTCCCGCCGATCAATTGGTTTAGCGATGATGTGATTTGTGCTGACTTGCGAGAGAAAGGTTTTAAGCATTTCGTGTCGCGCGCGTATGTGCATCACGCTGGATCGCAAACCGTTGGAACGGATGTCAAGCAACTGGTTGGCGATGCAGCGCCATGGATCGTGGAGAACAGGCCACAGTACGCAAAACAATGGTTTGGAGTTGGCGCATGAAAACAACAAGAAGAATTGTTGTGATGACAAACGCGCATCCGACAGGGGTGACAGAAAACTTTGCTCGCCAAATCGCAGTGGGTTTTGCGGCTTGCGGATTTGAGCCACACATTGTCAATGTCAATCAAGATTTAGACCGGCAATTTGCCGGTATAGGAACTTTATTGAGTATTGATGAGCTTTTCATTGTTGGCGCATTACCGCTTAAGGTGAAGTTGGGTGATGTTTACCTTTGGGAAGCGGCAGCAGACATGGGTAAGCGCGTGACGTATTACGTCATTGATTCATTTCATAACGATTTGAATCGCGTGCCTGAAGTCAAAGCGTATATCAAAAAGTCACGCGAAAAGGGTGCGCTGAATATCGTGTTTGCTGATGAAGTCACACCGATTTACATGGACATCAAAGCGCCAGGCATGGGATTTGGAGCGTTTGCAGCGCCACCGATTCAAGAAGAACCTATGTTTCCTGATCGCTTGTTGGTGTTTGGCGGCGTTGGCAATGAGCTTGCAACGATTAAAGACACGCTCAAAGAAACCGTAGCCGAGGTTCGCCAAACGATTGATCTCAAAGATGACGTTGAATTGTTCTACCCAGAGAAAAGTTTTAGCGAAAGCCATTGGAACGTTCTTAGCCATGTAATGAACATCAATGATGAATATCAACGATTGCTCGAAGAGCCATTGTTGCTTGATGCTTACTGCAAGTTGGATGCAGCCATGAAACGCCATCGAAGATTGCGTGTGATGTCAGCGCTCAAAGGTAAGCCCGTTGATATTGCTGGCACTGGTTGGTTTGAACATTTTGGCGAGGTGGACAATTGGCGTTATGTGGGACAGCAACCCCATGCAGCGCTTGGCGTGATGGTCCAGCACTATGCCGGCTTAGTTAACTTTGATGCGAATTGGGATTCATCGCCACATGATCGCATGTGTACAGCGCTTATGATGAATCGACCCGTCATGAGCAATTTGAATGAAGAAAGTGTCAATCCATCCGTTGCTTGTTATGAGCACGGGCAAGGTGACGAGTCATTTGAAAAGCAAATCCATCAATGCGTTGAGCGCGTGATGGATCTGAGGGAAAACATTTCTTATAAGATTTATTCCTGTCGCGTTGACCATCTGACATGGACAGCGCGTGTTTCTGATTTTCTTAGTGAGAGGGATCGTTGTGAGTGAAGAAAAACAAGAAGTCATTGAACAGCCTGTTTATATGCTTGGCGATGTGATGTTCGTGCCGCATTACTCGAAGAAACAGTGGTGGGTTTGCGCTGGCGGCATGGAGCGATCAACGAAGTGGCTTGTCGAGCGTTACGCCAAACGCAAAAAAGAAATGCTTTGGTCGCGTTACTGGACAAATGACAAGACACAAGACTGACATTGAAAGTTATAGTAATCATGGCACAATATTGCCTCTATGAAACGCAGGAATTACCACGTCAAGCAAGTGGAGAGCACGCCAAACACGGAAGTGCTGTTGCGTTATATGCAACGCGAGATCCTGCCGGCGGATCGCGTGATATGCCCATCACAAGGATGGTGGTTTGTGGCGTATCGAGGACAAGAGGCTTGCGGGTTTGGTTGCTTGATGCAATCAAGTCAGTGGGAGGATACGGTTTACCTGGCGCGTGCTGGCGTGATGTTGTCGCACCAAGGTTTTGGTATCCAAAAGCGTTTGATCTCAAGGCGCACAGCGTTTGCCAGGTCCATCGGCATGCGTTGGGCGGTGAGCGATACAACGGACAATCCAGCGTCCGCCAACTCGCTTATTGCGTGCGGGTTCAAGTTATTCGAGCCAAGCAAGCCATGGGGATCGGAGCGCACGATCTATTGGCGGAGAGACCTTGCCTTATAAAGATCCAGAGGTTCGGAAAGCCAAGCAACGGGTTTACTCAAAACGATTTTTTGAGAAGAACCGCGAAAGCTACCTCTCCAAAGCAAAAGAGCAAAAACAAAAAGCAAGAAAAGAATGGGACGAATTCAAAGCCCAATACGCTTGCGCGCATTGCGGCATTTCTAATCCAGTGTTGCTTGACTTTCACCACGTCATCAAGACAGATAAGAAACGCATTGGACGCTTATTGCAAAACAACGCAGTTAAACAAGCAATCGAAGAAGCAAAAACAAAGTGCATTGCGCTATGCAGCAATTGCCATCGGTTAGTACATCAACAGGAACGCGTGAGAGCGCGAAAGGGAAAAAAGCATGGCTTGGATAATCAGAGGAAACACGGTTGAATGGATTGAAGTAAAGCCAGAAAAGCGCGTGAAGATAGGTAGCGCGTATCAGCCGCCACAAATCAATTATGTCGAATCCGATCAAGTGTGGATTCAAGACATCATGACGTTCAATAAATCGCCTTGGGTCTGGAATCCGTTGAAGGTTCCAGAGTGGATATTCACGGGATTTGCTTGTGCCGCCATCAGCGTTGTGTTTAGCCTTTTGGCGAGGAGGTATTTGTGATGAGAGCGATTAAAGCCAAGCTAAAGGAGAAGAACACATGAACAAAGAAACAGGCGGGCCAGCCTTCCCAATCAAAGGCCCAATAATGACTAGTGATGAGCAAGGCATGACCCTGCGTGATTACTTTGCAGCCAAGGCGATGCAAGGTCTGTTTAGTTGCGGAAAAGCGCACGATGAGCATACCGCACACGTCACCGCAAAGGCGTCGTATTTGATGGCCGATGCCATGCTGAAAGCGAGGGAAGCATGAAGCAATGCAAATGCGAACACTGGCAACAATGCCCCACATGTATGCCTCATCGGTTTGATGAGGAGGGGAACCTTAAACCACCCGAGACGACGCCGTTACAAGCTGCAAAGGCAGAAATTGAGTCGTTGAAGCAGCGTTTGTTTGAGATGCAAAACGCGGCAATCGATTTAGCTAAGCAGCAATTTTTAACTCAGGAAGATCTTGAACGACGATGGGGAATTAGTGGGGCGACGCTTGAGCGTGACCGATCGCTTAAGCAGGGCATGCGGTATCTGAAGATTGGCGGACTGATCCGTTACAGATTGCAGGATGTACTTGATTACGAGGCCGAATGCACAGTGGAAACAGAGCGGAGGAAAAAATGAGCAGAGAAGCCATTGAAGAAGCGATAGAAGTGCTAGAGGATGCAAGCGCAGAGATGCTGATGGAAACAGGCGATAAAAATTACTACATCGAAGCCATTGCCGTTTTACGCCAAGCACTTGTCGATGCCGACGACACATCACAAGAACGTGTTGATGAAATCGTAAAAGATGAACATGAGCCGGTGGCGTGGGCCAATTCATTCGACCTGCAAAACTTTGACATGAAAGTGCGGACATGTCCTGACTTGCACCACACAGTGCCCCTCTACACCGCACCAGCAAAGACACCAACGGATGACGGTCAGCCTGTGGCGTTTATCAATGTGGAAAAGCAAAAACTTGAGTGGGCCAAACTTACATCGTGGCATACGCCAACAATAGTAAACCTGCCAAAGATTCCACTCTACACCGCACCACCAAAGCAATGGGTTGGGCTGACGGATGAGGAAAAAGAAAAATTGGTTGAAACATTTTACGGTACAGACATTCAGCGTCTTGAAGCCGTCGAAGCCAAATTAAAGGAGAAGAACACATGACACGAGACGACATTATCAAGATGGCGCGAGAGGCTGGTTTTAACCCAGTCTCATACATGGGCGCAAACCTTGAATCGTTTGAACGCTTCGCCGCCCTTGTTGCGGCTGAGAAAGAGAAGCAGATCATCGACATCCTTGAGCGACTGCAAGAGCGAAACGAATCGCACACCTACTACAAGTATGCGATCAACGTCATCAAAGGTGAGATATGACCCAAGAAGACATCATCAAGCTGGCGCGGGAGGCTGGGCTGGCAGAAGGTATTGCGGACGGCTTGAATGGGGAGTGGAAAGCCGAAAGAGAGTTCCTTGAACGCTTCGCCGCCCTTGTTGCGGCAGCAGAGCGTGAGGCGTGTGCGAAGTTGTGTTTAGAAGAAGCGAATGAGGCTTACCACCAAGAAGCGTTTTATCTACCACGAGGCAATCAAGGGCTACTGCGTATTGCTGAAGGTGCTAAACGGTGCGCCGAAGCAATCAGAGCAAGGGGTGAGCAATGA